GAAAAATTTTTCCCCTTAATCGGGCTCATACAAATAATGTATGAAGGAAATCTCCCCTATTTATTTAACTTGGAGGGTTAACATGAATCTAGAAATTAAAGATGTAAGAAAGTGTTTTATTAACTATATTAACTATCTGAATCGTATATCACTGGTTTTGGAAAATAAATCAGAGGTAATAAATAACTCCAAACTGAAGTCAGCAGCTTCAAGAATTAGCGTACCCACAGCATTTGAACCGTATATGAAATATATTGAAAAGGCAACGAGAAAACCTTTTCCCAAAGGACTCAGCTTCACAGTGAAAGAAGTTCGTAAGGAGGATGAATTCATAATCAAACAATTTAACCAACCATCTTTGGACATTAAAGGAATCAATATTGACTATTTAATTAAATCGGCATTACATGTTTCGCAGGAAATGGCTCTACAGCCTGGTTCTGTGAAATCAATGAATGCGGAACAAAGTGCTCTAAGGTTTCCGAATAATACATCAGCCGGCTTTCCGTTCTTTAAACGCAAGGATAATGAACTATGTCGTACTGATGCTATAGACTTTGCTCAAAGACATTTTGAAAGACCTAACTTTTTCAAAATTATGTCTCAACCATCTGCAGTTTTCCATCGCTTCCAATATCGAGTTTTTCGAAAGGAGAGTTCATATGATATTAAGAAGAAGATACGTCCCGTATGGGGTGTACCTTATAGGATTTCTGTATTGGAAGGCATGGTTTTTCGTAATCTTTTGGATACGTATGAAACTAAAACAAAGGGCGTAACAGTTCCTGTTTCTAGTGTTGGAAGAACTAAGAAACAAGTCTCTACTGATATAATTGGTAATTTGCGTAAGTTTAATTATCCAATAATTAGTGTAGATTATTCTAAGTTTGATTCAACCGTGCCTGCATTTATGTGGGCTTTATTTTATGCAGTTGTAACCAACTGTGTTGACAAGAATGAAATATCTGACGATATTTTAAATAATCTGTTATGTTATCATTGTTATACTCCATTTTGTTGGAACTCTACTCGAGTTCAATATCAGAAGAGAGGCGTACCTTCGGGTAGTCTCATAACCTCATATTTCGACACATGGGTTAACAGAGTCATGTACTATTACTCTTGTCTTGAGAGTAAGAATGAAAAGTGTTTCTCTGAAATTACTTCTCATACTTTAGGCGACGATCTTATCTTCGTTGAAAAATACACTACTCTTAATCACTTAATATCCGTCTCTAGACGTTTTAACATGGTGATTGAAAGAGAAAGTTGTTCTATTCAAACGAAATATGATGAGATAGATTTTCTCGGATATTTCTGGGATATTGAAAACCGACCTACTCAAAAGCAAGAATGGTACGTTGCGCACCTAGTTTTACCATCAAGATTTCTCAGGTCAACCGAAATACCTATTAGTATTTTACAAACCTATAGGGGTATATCTATATGTATGTCTCTTTATAAGGGTATGGAGATGTTCGAGTTTTTAGTCGGACATTCAGACTATATCTGGAAGGATTTGTTAACGAGGTATAATTCTGGAGAGGATCCATTAATTAATTATGTTGGTGAAGATCAACGGCTATTGTATCTGCGAATCCCTCTGTCAGTAATTTTTAACGAGGGCTGGGAATCATTGTAATTCTTTGAAAATGCCATTCAGTTTTGGTTTTTCTAGCGTTAATCTCTC